TCTCTCTATAGTTTAACTCTAATTGGGCCGAGTTTAGCCAATGTGCCGCTTGCAAATCCTTTGCTGGCTACTTTTGCAACTGCTGCTGCTCCTAGTGTGCCTATAATTTTAGATTTGTTTGCTAGTACTGTCCTGCTCATGTTGTTAACGCCTTCGGATATTTTACCGTCTAGGGCTAATTGTAATGAATCTGCAAATCCTGTGCTTTGTGCTAATGATAAGGCCGTGCCTGCCTCTATTGCACTAACATTAAACGATCTGCGTGCTCTGCGTCGTGGTGCTTTACGTCTTGCTGGCATGCCAGCTTATAGGTCGTATTACTTAAAGGATTTACCTTGTGTTTTACTATAATATTCTGACCGTTTAACTTTAAAATAGTGTGCTACGGCCTGTTCTACAACAACAGAATTAGTTATTTTCTTAGTCGAATAAAAGCCTCTTGTGCTGCTTAAATACTGCTTTAGATGTCTAATGTAGTTAATTGTTTCTTGTTCAAACCGTAATGACACTGTTTCTTTTGGCGGCCAACTTTTTTTTCTACCCATTGATCTCCTGTATTTTTTGTAATAACGCTTGTTTACAATGTCTACAATAACCTACTGATGTAGATCTACTGTTCTCAGGTATATATTGTTCGCATCTATTGCAAATCATTTTTCACACCTATGTCTGTAATAATGATTAATGCCGCGTATATCTGCGTCGCATTTAGTACAAAACAAAAAACCTGCACCGTCCCGATCTAATGCCATTATAATTCTATCTCCAACGGAAATGCATACTTCTTAAGTTCTGCTTCTGTTTTGTGTGTAGGGTTTGCCTGATGTAATGCACTTAGTGCCATTACATGAACTAATCTGTCTAAATATTTTGCTTTTTTGTCAAACATAGCTAATACTTACATTATACACTAGTATATAATATTTTATATAAATAAGAAATAATATCTAAGTATGTAATACTATAAGTTATATAAAATATATGTATGTGGATACCTTATTTTATTGTTATATATATAAAATAAACCTACAATTTTCCTAGTTCAGAGCTTTTTTGTGGCTGTTTTTGGGGGGGTTTTTGCTGTTGTTGGGCAAGTAAACCCCCTAATCCTGCCTTGTTAGCGGCGTATTCTACCATCATGCTTGTCCAATCACCATCTTTAGCTGCTTTACGTATTCCATTCATAGGATCTAAATCTTTTGCTTTCTTAGTCATAGCGCCGACAGAACCAAAAAAAGAATCCTGAAAAGCTTGTAGTTTGTCGTGCATCCTATCTTCTATGTCTTGTATTACTGCTTCTAATGCTTCTAATAATATTTCGTCGCTTTCCTCAGACTGTACCCATGTAGTCCATTTACGTCTACTTAGTTCTGCAATATAGTTAGACAGAAAAAAATAAAACACTGTCCAAATGCTGGCATATATCAATAACGTTACTTCGTCAATCTCCATACTGTTTACAATTGGCAGCAGGTGAAAAAGCTATGCTATATTAGACAAAAGACCTACTGCCGTTTACTGTAATTTAAAATCGCCTAATGCGCTTATGTCAAATCCTGGTATTTGTTTTAGTACGTCGTCAACTATTCCAGTTAGATCTATGTCGTCACCTACTCTTTTGGCTAAGGCAGCCAATACGATAGGAGTGACGACTATAGCAACTGCCTTAACCAATTCACCTGATGCTTGTCCATCTAAGAAGCTATCTATGTTTTTAGAAGTATAAAATTTATCAACTGCTTCTTTCTGTAACTTCGTCACTTTCTGTAATTTAAATCCGTCAGGTATAAGTGCAAATGGCATTATCTGTTAAACAAACGGCGTACAAGATCGTCGCCCGTTTCTCCTTGTCTAAACCCTAAAGGTATAACTTTACCCTGACTAATAGGCTGTGCAACTAAACCAGGTTTGTATGGCCTTATTTCTGCAGGTTTGCTAGGGTCGAACCCTGCTAACTGTTCTTGCGTTATCTTAATTTTAGGCAATAAGTTAAAATCTCTAATGTCAGGCCCTGCAGGTCCTGTTGTAGGTATTACTGGTTTTATTGGCTCTACAGGCTCTTTATCTATGCGATCTGTTATTTGTTTTACAACAAACAAACCAATAGGTATAGCTAACAGTTCACCTAATTTAGCCATATTACATTACTCCCGTTTCTTTTGCTGCAAGATATGCAAGCAAAACTCGTACAAGTAACTGTTCCACTGTTCTGGTGTCGTTAAGCCATTTTGGCATTTCAATATAATACTGTTTTGTTGCCATTCGGCCATTACATGCGCTTTTCAGCGTTTGTAATTTGCCTGTGTACATCTAATATTTTAGCTTGTGACATAGGCACATCGCTTTTTAGGTGTCCTAATTTATCTAAAAAGAGATCGTACATTATTGTACTAGCTTGTTTTAGTTTACGTTTTACCTGTGTTTTTGTTAATTTCTTTTTAGGCATGTACCCTTCCTATTATTGTTGCGTAAGTGCTTCTACCTGTAGATGACGATTGATTATCTGCTTTAACTGTTACTCTTGTTTGTGGTGGTATTATAAATTTAAACGGAAAACCATAATCAGGAAAGCCTTGATCTATTCTTTGAGCGTAAGTAGTCATAATAACTTCGCCATTAAACTCCACTGAATAAATATAATCATCCGCTGAACCTGTATCGCTTCCTATTTGTAATTCTGCTACTATGTAAGAGTTTCCGCCAGTTGTAAAATCTAACAAAGTTGTATTGTTATTATCTGCTTGTACAGAACCAGACACGGCGTAAACATGTTTACCTAGATAATTTAGATTACTACCTGTACCTGATGGATTTGCGCCTGCAACAAAGTTGCCAGCGCCACCTATTCCGCCTCCGCCTAACATATGTTAGACCTCTAAGCAAATTGTAAGGTTGCGCCTACAGATATGGTTGCTGCGTCGGTAACTGCAACTGACATTTCAACACTGTTGCCTGGCTGTACTGCTAGGTCTGTGTCAATTTCTATCATGTTCATGTTAGAACCTGTAGAAGATCCAACTGCACACTGTCCTGCCCCTGCAAAAACAGCGTCACCGTCTTTCATAGCGTTTCCGCTAATCTTCAAAAGTGGTACATATTCGTCTGCTCCGTCTGCCGAAGTAGAAAAAATAATCTTCTTAATAGATGATACGTTAGTTGGTACTGTAAAAGAGCTGCTTTGGCTAGCTCCTGCCAAATTGTCTAAAGCCTGGAAGCTTGTGGTTGCGCTTAGTTGTGTTTCTGTTCTTGATACTACGATTGCCATGTTTATTTCTCTCTATAGTTTAACTCTAATTGGGCCGAGTTTAGCCAATGTGCCGCTTGCAAATCCTTTGCTGGCTACTTTTGC